GAGTCCATGGACATCCCGAACGGCTAGGCCATCGCCGACCGAATCCGGAAGATGCTGCCTCCCGAAATCCGCCCACCGGACGAGAAGCAGCCGCCGCCCCAAGTTCTGGCCCAGCAACTTCAAGGGGCGATGCAGCAAAACCAGATGCTCACGGCCGCGCTCAACGACGCCAACGAGAAACTGGAATCCAACGCACAGGACAACGAGACGAAAGAGCGCATTGAGCTGATGAAGATGCACGTGGACCTGATGAAGACGGCCGCGACGCTCGACGCAAAAGACCAACAGCTTCTGATGCGCGAGGCCGCCGGCGTCCGAAGGCGTCTCGGCATGCCGGACCTGCAACCCGAGCTCGAGCCGATGCCCCAACCCCCGCCCATGCCACAAGGGACGCCCCCAGGCATGCCCATGCCCATGAATGGAGCCCCCAATGCTGCCGGCTGAACCCACCGAACCCGAAGCGCCCACTGAGCCTGAAACCCCTCCAGCCGAAGCCGAGGAGCCGGAAGAACCCAAGGAAGAGGGCGCCGACGCGGAGCCGGCCGAAGAAGGCGAAAAGCCCGAGGCCGAGCCCAGCGAAGAGGATGCGGAGGCCAAGAAGGCCGCCGAGGCCCAGACTCAGGCTCAACAGGCTCAAACCGAAGAGAAGCGAAAGCGGGCCGGAGGATGGCAGCGGAAAATCGACCGCCTCGAGCGCCAGAACCAACTCCTGGTGGAGCGCCTCACCGCCCAGCACCCGGCCCCACAACCCCAAGGCAAACCGGAAGCAGAGAAGACACCCGCGGAGAAATCCGCAGAGTATCTCGACAGCCTCGTGGACCAGCGGGTCGAGCAACGGCTCGCGGCCAGGGAAAATCAGCAGCGCGAGAAAACCGTCGTCTCCGACTTCCAGCGGCGTACCGCGGAGGTACGCGCCAGGTACGACGACTTTGAAGATGTCGTCAGCGATGCGGACATCCCCGTTCAGTCCGCTCTGGGGCAGACCTTGTTGACCTCCGAGCACGGCCCCGCCATCATGTACCAGCTCGCAAAGAATCCGGCCGAGTTGGCGCGTCTCAGCGCCCTACCGCCGCTCGATGCAGCACGGGAAGTTGGAAGGCTGGAGGCGAAGCTGGCTTCTGGGGCCCCATCCGTCAAACCGAATGGGTCGGCCACGAAACGGCCCCCGGCTCCACCGACCAGTGTGAATGGCAGCGCCGCGTCCACACGGAGCCTGGATGACCTCCCCTTGAGCGAATACAAGCGTGCGATGAGGTCGGGTCGGCGCTGAATAGGACAGCGTCGTGCCCAACGTTTTTAAAACCTCGTCGTGGATGGCTAAGGAATTTTTGAGGCACTTCGAGAACAGCAATGCGTTCTCCAAGTACGTGAACAAGAGATACTCGCCCGAGTACACGAAGGTCGATTTCCGGCCCGGAACGACCATCTCGATTCCCAAGCCCGCGCGCTTCACTGCGGTGTCCGGAGCAACGGCAACTTTCCCGGACCTGGCGGAAGAGTCCGTCAACCTGACCGTCGCGCAGTGGAACACGTCCTTCGCGCCGACGTCGGTGGAGATGACGACCGCCGTTTCGAAGGACCAATTCTCCGAGCGCTACCTGAAGGGCATGGCCATCGCGCTCGCCTCTCAGGTGGACAAGGACGGCCTGGCACTCGTCAGCACCTCCGTCTCGAACGCTGCCGGAACCCCTGGCGTCACCCCGACCGCGCTCCTGACGTACCTCACGGCCAAGGCCATCGCGCTCGAGCACGGGATGCCCGTGGACGACCAACTCGCCTGCATCGTCAGCCCGGCCGCCGAAGCCGCCATCATCGACACCCTGAAGGGCGTCTTCCACTCCACCAACGAAATCGAGAAACAGTACAAAGAAGGGAAGATGGGCCTCGCCATCGGGGCAAAGTGGTCGATGGACCAGCTCGTCGCGGCCCGCACCGTGGGCACCTTGGGCGGAACCCCGCTCGTCGATGGCGCGTCTCAGACAGGCGGCACCATCAACCTGAAGGGCTGGACCTTCACCATCACCAACGTCCTTCGAGCGGGTGACATTCTCACCTTCGCGGGCGTCTATGCCGTCAACCCGGTGACGAAGCTTTCGACTGGGCGGTTGCAGCAATTCGTGGTGACGGCGGCGGCCAACTCCAGCGGCGCCGGACTCACCCCAGCGGTTGCCATCTCGCCGAGCATCATCACCTCAGGCAGCACGCAGACCGTCACAGCGAGCCCGGCAGACGGGGCGGCGGTTACCGTGCTCGGCACGACGGCAGCGGCGGCGGTGTCCAACGTCATTTTCCACAAGGACGCCTTTACCCTCGCTTCCATCCCGATGCAGACCTACGGCGGCTTGGACAAGAGCGCTGTTGAGTACGACCCAGACACTGGGATCGCCGTCCGCATCACCCAGGGCATGGACGTCACCAACGACAAGCTCCTGGTGCGCGCCGACGTCCTCTACGGATGGGCGGCCACTCGCCCGGAATGGGCGGCGAGAATCGAAGGCTAAGCCAGGGGAGGAGCGGCCCGCACTCTCCAAGGGACGGGCCGCTCCCCTTCATTTCTTGGGAGACACCATGTCTGAGAGTTACCCAAAGTGGATGTACAGCCCCACCGAGGACGCCGTCGTCGTGCCCGATGAGGCGGCAAAGGCTGCGCTCGGGTCGGGCTGGTACGAGACGCCAGCGGACTTCCCGAAGGCGGAACCCAAGAAGACTGTGCCGGTGGACTGCGAGCCGGAGCCGGACGCGGAGCCCGTTGTAAAGCCACACAAGAGGAAGTGACACCGTGACAGTCGCTGAGCTCATCCGCATGGCGTTCCGCACCCTGGGCGTCCTCGCGGCCGCGGAGACGCCGTCCGCGGCTGAGCAGGCCGATGGCCTCGCCACGCTCAACGACATGCTGGATTCGTGGGCAGGCGAGCGTCTGGCCCTCTTCGCCACGCTTCGAAGCAGGTACACGCTCACTCCACTCCTGCAGCCCCACACCATCGGAGTCGGCGGCACCTTCGACACCGTCAGGCCCGTCCGCATTGACCGCGCCTCCATCGCAACCATGCAAGGGCTCCTGGTGGCCACGGAGAGCCCGCTGCAAATTCTCTCGGATGCCGAGTGGCAGAACATCCCCGACAAAACCGGAGTGGGGACGCCCACCAGCCTCTGGGTCGAGTCCAGCTATCCCCTCATGCAGTTGCGCTTGCTCCCCAGGCCCGACGCCGCCCACACCCTAGTGCTCTACACGTGGCAGCAATTGGGCCGCTTCGCCTCCGCCTTCGTGGATGTGGATTTCCCGCCCGGGTACGCCCGCGCCATCCGCTACAACCTCGCCAAAGAGATGGCCCCCGAGTACGGGCTTGCGCTTGGGGCCGAAGCCGCGGACATCGCGAACGAGTCCAAGTCCACCCTGAAACGGCTCAACGCGAGGGCGAGCTATCTGCGTTGCGACGCGGCCATTCTCTCGGCCAGCGCCTTCAACCTCGTTACCGGGGACCGTTGACGTGAAGCTCGAGGGCTTCATCGGGCCGACGTACCTGCTTGCGCATCCCTCCGCGAGCTCGCAACGCCTTGTGAATCTGTACCCGGAAGTGCTCGAGGCGGGAGCGAGAAAAGGAAATGTGGCCCGCTTCGTCAACACGCCGGGCCTTAGAAAGCGGGTGACGCTCGGCAGCGGCCCCCTTCGCGGACTGCATCGAGCGTCCACAAGCCAGCTCTTCGCCGTCGCGGGCAACAGCGTCTACGAAATTACCAGCAACTTTGACGCCCTCCTGAGGCCCGGAAACATCGGCTCCAACACGGGCCGCGTCACGATGGCGGATGACGGCGTGCGCCTCGTCATCGGCGATGGCGGCAGCGTCGCCTTCCAAACCGAATTGCCCGTGAATTCTCCGGTGACGGCCATTCCGCCCGACTGCCCCGGCGGGCATGTCACTTGGCAGGACGGCTACTTCATCCACTCGGTGCCCAACAGTGGCCGCTTCCAGATTTCCGGGCTGAATGACCTCACCTACGATGGCGTGGACGTCGCCACGGCAGAAGGCCGGCCAGATAACCTGGTGATGCTGATTTCCACGAACCGGCAACTCTGGCTCTTCGGAGAGCAAACCACGGAGGTGTTTTGGAACAGTGGCGATGCAGACTTCCCCTTCCAGCGCATTGAATCGGCGTTCATCGAGACGGGGACCGTTGCGGCCGCAACCTGCGTCAGGGCGGGCGGCTCTGTCGTCTGGGTGGGAAGCTCGGAGCATGGCCACGGGACAGTCTGGAAGGCGCAAGGCTTTCAGCCGGTCCGCCTCTCCACGCACGCCATCGAATTCGCCTTGTCCAACCACTCGCGCCTCCCTGAGGCCACGGCGTTCGCGTACCAACAAGGGGGACATGAGTTCTACGTCCTGACGGTCCCCGGCACCGGCGATGGAACCGAGCCCGGCGGCACGTGGGTCTACGACTTCGCCACAGGCCAGTGGCACGAGCGGATGTACCTGAATGCTGAGAACTCGGAAGAGCCCCACCGGGCCGGCGTCAGTACCGTGGCATTCAATCAGGTGCTGGCGGGCGACCGAGAGGACGGGCGGCTCTACACGTACGAGCTCGACTACTACCGGGACGATACCGACCCCGTCCGGAGAATCCGCCAGACGCCGCACGTCAGCCAGTCCGAGAAGCTCGTGCGTTTCAACTCGTTTGAGCTCCAGGCGGAACCCGGCGTTGGGCCCGAGGATGGCCTCGTGCCGCGGGCGCTGCTCTCCTGGAGCGACGATGGCGGCCACACCTGGAGCAACGAGCACGAAGCCAGTATGGGCGCGGTGGGCGAGTACCTCACGCGCGTGAAGTGGCGAAGGCTGGGCGCGGGCCGGGACAGAGTGTTCCGCGTGGCCACCAGCGAGGCCGTGCCCGTGACGTGGCTCGGCGCGGAGCTCGAGGCCGTCCAATTGGAGCGCTGACGTGGCCGCTCCGGAACTCCCCCCGCCGCCCCTGCGCAGCCTCCTGGCCGAGAAGGAAGGAATGGTCGGCCCGGTCTGGGCCCGCTGGCTCCAACAGCTCTGGGACGGGCTAAAGGCGTTGACCGGCCGCGTATCCGCCCTAGAAGGGGGGGGAGGCACGCCGGGCGCTCTCCTCCGCGCAATGTACTACCAGCCCGCGGCCCAAAGCATCCCGGACAGCACCAGCACCATCCTCGACTTCTCCACGGCGGACATTGCCCACGCCAACATCACGACCGGCGCATCCTGGAAGTTCACCGCAACCACGGCCGGCGTTTACCAAGTGAGCGCAGGCGGCTCGCTCATTTTCCCTTTTCCGACAACGCTTGGGACGGGCTATCTGGCCCTCGCCAAAAACGGGGTCGAGCTCCAAAGGCTCGCGCGACTCCAAGGCGTCATTGCAACGAACTGCTTGACCGGCGCGACGCTCATTCAGCTGGCTGTAGGCGACTTCATCGACATCCGACTGTTTCAGAATTCGGGGTCGGCCCGGACGCTCGAGGGCGGTCGGCAAAACTGGTTCTCCATCCACCAGCTGCCGCCGGCCTAAAGGGGTTTTGCGCCCGCTTTTAGGGCCGTGCTAGGTTCCGCTTCGGCTCGGCGAAAGCTTGGACGCGAAAGCGTTGGCATCCCGGGGCACGAATCCCTTCTTGGAGGCCAGCGGTGTTTGTCATCGACGACATCATCAACGCCATCATGGCGGGGGTTGCTTCCAACCAGCAGCAAGACTCCATCGGCAAGGCGATGGACACACAGAGAGACCTCTGGAACCCGTACCTGGACGCCGGAAAGACTTCGCTCGCGGACCTGATGCGGCTTCAGTCGGACCCCTCCGCCATCCAGAACAGTCCCGCCTACCAGTTCCGAATGGGCGAGGGGCAGAAGGCGCTGGAACGCAGCGCGGCGGCACGCGGCGGGCTCGGCGGCGGCGGTTTTGCGAAGGGCCTCGCCCGCTACTCGCAAGGCCTCGCATCCGACGAGTACGGAAACCAGTGGAACCGCCTGTACCAGATGTCTGGGCGAGGCCAGGACGCGGCGAACGTCTACGGCTCGAACATGGCCAACCTGCAAGTGGGCCAAGGCAATGCGCAGGCCGCGGGTACCATCGGCATCGGGAAAGGCGTCGCGGGCGGCATCGCATCTGCCGGCAACCTCTTAACGCTCGGCATGGGCGGCGGGCTTGGCAGCGGCATTCAAGGCCTGCTGGGCGGAGGCGGAGGCGGAGGCGGCGGAATCAATCCTGGGGCGAGCTCCGTTCCGCAATCGACCGGCTACGTCAGCAACCTCATCCCGCAGCAACAACGCTACGGCTTCGGATACGGACAGGGCTAAGCCATGGCCTTCGGACTTGACCCCAGCATCATCCTCTCGGGCATGCCGAACCAGCTGCCCGTTCCGACTGTCAACGACACGGTTGAAACGTTGGGGCGGCTCGGCCAGTACAAGGCCCAGCAACAGCACCAGGAAGCCCAGCTCGCGGACCTGATGCGGAAGCGGCAGCAGGAGCAGACCATCGCGGACATCGTCCGGCGGAACGCGGGGACGTTGCCCGCTGGCTTGCCTAGGGATCTCGCCGCGGCCGGACGGGGTGACGCCGCGATGGACTGGATGAAAGGCCAGTCCGAAATGGCGAGCCGGAAGGCCGCGACGGACAAGCTGACGTCAGGCCTCTATGAGTTGGGGCTCCAGCGCCTTCGGGGCCGGCTCTCCGTGGTGAAGACGCCGGAGGAGTACGCGCAGATCGTCGCGCAGATTCCTCCCGAGGAGTTGGCGCAACTGGGACTGTCCGGCCAATACAATCCTGTGGAGGTCGAGGGCTTCATCGCGGGCGGGACTCCGTCCAAGCAGTGGCTCAGCCCGGAGCAAGCGGACGCGGCAAAGGCACGGGCCGAATACGAGAG